GCTGATATGATTGCTGGCAAGTACATTAAGATTTACGGTAAACAACACCCCGAAATATTTCAGTAAAATAGTTGACTTTGTTACGTAGATAATATATACTAACTACTTAACAAGGAGAACTTATGAGCAAGACCTTTAATGGTGACCAAAAGATCAAATTGACTCAATTGGTAAATGAAGGAATGGCTGTCATGCACGAAATCGATACATTGCAAGGCGGTCTAACTGATACAATCAAAGCAGTTGCAGAAGAACTAGAAGTAAAACCTTCAGTACTTAAAAAAGCAATTCGGGTAGCACACAAAGCAAGCCTAACACAGGCAAATCAAGAACACGAAGACCTCAATACTATTTTGGAAACTGTGGGTAAAACACTTTGAGTTACATTGACGCCATCCATAGTAGGGATGAGGATAGAATCTATATTGTAGAACGCAGTACTGACGGTAAACGTCACTACAACGAATATCCTGCCAACTATGTTTTTTATTACAGTGATCCTAAAGGGAAGCAACGTAGTATATATGGTGATCCAGTAAGTCGTTTTAGTACACGCAAGCGTAGTGAGTTTGAGAAAGAAAGGCGAGTACACTCAGGCAAGCAATTGTTTGAGAGTGACATTAACGTAGTGTTTCGCTGTCTTAGTGAAAACTATTTGGGTGTAGAGCCTCCTAAACTTCACACGTGCTTTTTCGATATTGAAGTAGACTTTGATCCTGAAAAAGGTTTTAGTCCTACTGATGATCCATTCAACCCAGTAACTGCTATCTCAATGTATTTGGATTGGCAAGATACACTAGTAACATTGTGTGTCCCACCGAAACACATGTCTAAAGAGACAGCACTAGAGCTTGCTGGTAAATTTGATAATTGTTTGGTCTTTAATACTGAGAAGGAAATGTTTGATGTTTTCTTTCAGTTGATTGAAGATGCTGACGTACTAACTGGTTGGAACTCAGAAGGCTATGATATACCTTACATGGTCAATCGTGTTACTAGGGTGATGAGCAAAGATGACACACGCAAATTCTGTTTGCTTGGTCAAATGCCAAAGCCCCGAAAGTATGAACGTTTCGGTAAAGAAGAAACTACATACGACTTAGTAGGTCGTATTCATATGGACTATTTGCAGTTGTATAAAAAGTACAACTACGAATCACGCCATAGTTATAAACTAGACTTCATCGGTGAGATGGAAGTTGGTGAGAACAAAGTTCAATATGAAGGTACATTGGATCAGTTGTATAACAAAGACTGGGAAAAGTTCTTGGGATACAACAGACAAGATACAATGTTGTTGGTAAAGATTCATAACAAATTAAAGTTCTTGGATCTTGCAAATGCGCTAGCGCATGAAAACACAGTGTTGTTACCAACAGTTATGGGTTCAGTTGCTATGATTGAAATGGCTATTTTCAATGAAGCACACGAACGTGGTTTAGTAGTTCCAGATAAGAAAAGGAGAAACGATAATGCTGATGAAGAACAACAAGCGGCAGGTGCCTATGTTGCTACGCCCAAAAGAGGCATGCACGAATGGGTCGGTGCAGTCGATATCAACTCGCTCTATCCCTCGGTTATTCGTGCCCTTAACATGGCAGGAGAAACAATCGTTGGACAAGTCAGGCAAACATTAACTGACAAGTACATGAAGGACAAGGCACTTAAACTTGGCGCGGCAAAGAAACGTGCTAAAGAAGGTGATGAAGTCTGGGGTGCTATTCTATGGGAAAACTTGTTTGGCTCATTAGAATACACAGCGATTATGAACCAAGAACGCGGTACTATTGTTACTATTGATTATGAAGATGGTCGTAGTGAAGAAATGAGTGCGGCAGAAGCGTGGAAATTAATCTTTGATAGTCACAAGCCTTGGATGCTCAGTGCTAACGGCACAATCTTTACATATGAGAAAGAAGGTGTTGTTCCAGGATTGTTATCACGTTGGTATAGTGAACGTAAAGCTACACAGAAACAAGCAAAAGAAGCAACTAGTAAAGAGGACTTTGAGTATTACGATAAGCGTCAGTTAGTTCGTAAGATTTTGCTTAACTCTGCATATGGCGCACTTTTGAACGAACACTGTCGTTTCTACGATAAGCGTATCGGTCAATCTGTTACATTGAGTGGTCGTCAGATTGTACGACACATGATGAGTTACATCAATGAATGTATCATGGGTGAATACAATCACGAAGGCGAAGCAATCGTTTACGGTGATACTGACTCATGCTATTTCAGTGCTTGGCCCGCAATCAAAGATCAGGTTCTGTCTGGTGATATGGAATGGAGTAAAGAGACTTCAATCGCATTGTATGATTCGATTGGTGAACAAGTCAACGATTCGTTCCCTGCATTTATGGAGAAAGCATTTCATGCTCCACGCAAGAATGGGGCAATCATTAAAGCAGGTCGTGAATTGATAGGTGATCGTACTATCTTTATTACTAAGAAACGTTATGCTGTCAATATCTTTGACAAAGAGGGTAAGCGCAAAGATAAAGATGGTAAGTTGGGTGATATCAAAGCTATGGGTCTAGACTTGAAACGTGCTGATACTCCAAAGCAAGTACAAGAATTCTTAATGAGTGTACTGCAAATGGTTATCCAAGAAGGTAAGTCTAGGGAAGAGGTCATTGAGGTTATACAGGATTTCAAACGTAAACTATCAGAACAAGATAGTTGGACAAAGGGAAGTCCTAAAGGTGTCAATAACCTGACATACTACGGTGAGAAGGAAGCTAACAGTGCCAAAGGTCGTGAGAACATGCCCGGACACGTTAGAGCCGCATTGAATTGGAACTATCTACGTAGAGTACACAGCGACAACTATAGCCAAAAGATTGTTGATGGTATGAAGATTGTTGTTTGTAAACTCAAACCCAATCCACTAGGATTTACATCAATTGCGTACCCAACTGATGAACTCAGACTTCCACAATGGTTTTGCGAATTACCATTTGATGACGATGAAATGGAAAAGACACTTGTTGATGAAAAGATTGACAACTTGTTAGGTGTACTAGATTGGAAAATCAAAGAGAACCTAAACGTAAAGTCAGCATTCAACAATCTATTCACATTCGGTTAAACTGGTGTTTACTTTCGCAATAAACTCCGTTATAATACATATATTATCTACCTAAATAGATACACAAAGGAAAAACAATGAAAGACATTTTACAAGATATTATCGCACACACAGTAGGTATTGAACTAATCAAAGTTACTGGAACAGATAAAGAAACTACTATCAATGCTGTAGCAGATGACCGTAGTGTAGTTATCAGTGGCACATTTAAGAATCCTAGCGCAGACTTTATCGGCGTAGTTGGTATGCCTAACTTGAACAAGCTAAAGACTATTCTTAGCTTTGAAGAATATGACGAGCATGCAAAAATCACTGTAGTTAAAGGCACACGTGATGATCCTAATGCATTGAGTTCTATTCACTTTGAAACAAAGAATGGTGATTTCGTTAATGATTATCGTTTCATGGCAAAATCAATCGTTGAAGAAAAGGTACGTAGCGTAGCATTCAAGGGCGCAGGTTGGAACATTGACATTCAACCAAGTGTTGCAAGTATTCTACGTTTGAAGAAACAAGCAAGTGCTAACAGCGAAGAAAACACATTCCGTACTGTAACTGAAAACGGCGACTTGAAAATTTATTTCGGTGATCCTAGTACTCACTCAGGTAACTTTGTATTTCAATCAGGTGTTGCTGGTACATTGGCTAACAAATGGCAGTGGCCAGTAAAGCAAGTTAGTGATATCTTGTCACTTGATGGTGATAAGACTCTTAAGATTAGCGACCAGGGCGCAATGGAAATCACTGTAGACAGTGGTCTTGCAACATATCGTTATCTATTGCCCGGACAATCAAAATGATTACACAAGTATACGGTGGAGAATTTTTATCCGTACAAAGTTCTCCCGGCAGCATGCCTTATGTCAGTACTAATCAACCTATGACTGGGTTGACTAGATATACAAATAATCGTCTAGAAGTATACGATGGTAGTTCATGGATGCAATTTGGTGGTGGCAACGCAACAATAAACTTGACTCCTGAAGCAGTTAGTATACTACAATGGGCTAAGAAAAAGATGGCAGAAGAATCTGAAATTATTGAGTTAGCAAAAGATAATCCAGCAATCAAAGACTTGCACGACAAAGTTAAACTATATCAAGATCAAATCAAAATGGTTAGGACTCTCATTAAAAAAGATAGAGAGTGGTCAGAAGTTGGAGTTCAATCAGCACCATAATGGCACAAGACAATCTATCACAAAAACATAATCCAGAGTGGGCATTGTTCTTACCCGCAGTCAGTAGTTTTTATATTGCTGGCTTAGGTAAGCAACGTGAAGGCGAAGATTACTTCCCCAAAGAACGCATACCTCAGGGTTTCAACGGTGACGTTGAAAAACTAAACTTCTTAAACAGTAAAGAAGGTCTTTACTATTACAAGTGGGGTTTGTATTCTGCTGGTCACGCTAACCTAGATACTAACAAAGATGACCATAATGAAAGTATTGTTCGCAAACGTGAACAAGGTACATTCATGTTAGGTGATAGCGGTGGCTTCCAGATTCTAAAAGGTCAGTGGCCTGCTGATTGGAAAGACCCCAACGATCCTAAAGCAATGGAAAAACGCAAAGCAGTTTTAACATGGATGGATACATACATGGATTATGGTATGTGTTTAGATACTCCTAGTCAAAGTTTTGTAAATCCTGCAATGCATAAGGTCCATGGTATTACCAATATCCGTGATGCTATCAATGCTACCCATATCAACAATGAATACTTTGTTAGAAATCGTTCGGGTAAATGTAAGTTTTTGAATGTTCTTCAGGGTACTACTCATACCGAAAGTGATGAATGGTATGAAGAAATGAAAAAGTATTGTGACCCAAATATATATCCTGACAATCATTTTAATGGTTGGGCTTTCGGGGGACAAACTAAAATTGATATTCATCTTACGTTACGTAGAATGGTTGATATTATCTATGATGGTTTATTGCAAGAAGGTAAACACGATTTGATTCACTGTTTGGGTGTATCCATCTTAGAATACGCTGTGTTGTTTACTGACATTCAAAAAGCTATTCGCAAACATCATAATCCTAAATTGCAAATTACCTTTGATTGTGCAAGTCCTTTCTTTAGTGCGGCTAAAGGCTTAGGTTATTTCAATACTAATATTGAGCATGAAAAGAAATGGTCATACAGTATGGAAAAGACTGCTGAAAATAAGAAGTATGCAACTGACAATCGCAAATTTAAGGACGCCGTACTACAAGACGGCATCCATAAAGTATTTACAGACAGTCCTGTTACTGATAAACTACTCATAAAGGATCTTTGCTATCGAGGTGAAGGGTTTATTGGTCAACATGGAAAAGAAACAAAGACTAGTTGGGATACGTTGAGTTACACATTGTTACAATCACATAATGTATATCAACATATTCATGCAGTACAGGAAGCTAATCGTAGATATGAACAAGGTATTATTCCTGCTATGATTAAACAAGACTTAACTGGTATCACATTCAAACAAGTTGTTGATGAAATTTTTTCGCAGAAAACTAGAAAAGATAGCCATGCCGTTATTGAAGCACATGATAAACTATGGATGCAAATGTCAGCAGGTAGTCAAGGCTTCAGTGGTAAAAAGACAGTTAACGCACGTACACAATTCGACAAACTATTTACTTTTGTTTAAGGAATATATATGCCCTATCGCAGTAGATTACAGACATTGAATGAATCACATAGATTGATTGATGAACAAATCACAATCATGGAAAAGAACAATGCTGATGAAATGAAAATTTCTGAAATGAAGAAAAAGAAACTTCAGTATAAAGATGAAATTCGTAGGCTAGAACGACTGCAATGGGAGCATGAACACGATACGCATGACTACGGAGATGACCGATGATTGAACAAGTAGAACAAGCACGATATGAACAACGTAAACGCATTAGTCATTCGGCTAAGCGTATGATTTTCGTAACATTTCAAAAAGAGGGTATTCACAAATACCCCGCGGCAGCAACAGATCCAGCACTTGCAACGGGTGATGAATATGATGTTAGCTTTCTAGGAACTCCACATCGTCACATCTTTCATTTTAATGTGGCGATTGAAGTATTTCACAATGACAGGGATATTGAATTCATTCAATTCAAACGCTGGTTAGAAAATCTCTATAAAGGCGGCACACTCGAATTGAACTTCAAGTCATGTGAAATGATTAGTGATGACCTCTATGAGCAAATCGCTAGTCGCTATCCCGATCGTGACATTGAGATTACCGTCAGTGAAGATGGTGAGAACGGTGCTACGATTTATTACAACACAACTAAACCTTTCAACAACCTAAAAATTTAATAGGAAATAAAATGGCAAAACCTGAATTCAAATCTAATCCCAAAGTTCAACAAATCTTTGAAGACCTCGAAAAATATAAGGAGTTCTGCGTAGACTACGGGTATAAATTTGATGAAGCAACACTATACGATATGCGTAGTTTTGCATATCGTCAACATCAAAAACAATTGTCTGGTAAACCAGCTAAAAACAGTTGGGAAGAAGATACGAAAGTAGTATGAAAATAGTGGTAGTCACTGGTGGTTTCGATCCACTACATAGCGGTCACATAGAATACTTTCGTGCCGCTAAACAGTTGGGAGACTTATTAATTGTAGGTCTCAACAGTGACGAATGGTTGGCTCGCAAAAAGGGCCAACCTTTTATGCCTTTACAAGAACGTAGAATTATTGTAGGTAGTTTAAAAGATGTAGATAGCACTTTAACGTTTGATGATAGTGATGGATCAGCCATAAAACTACTAGAAGATATTAAAAAAAGTTATCCATACGCAGAAATCATTTTTGCAAATGGTGGCGATAGAACTGCAAACAATATACCTGAAACTGTAGTTAAGGATGTTTTATTCAAGTTTGGAGTAGGTGGGGATACAAAACAAAATAGTAGTAGCTGGATTCTGAAAGAATGGAAAGAACCTAAAACATTGCGTACATGGGGATACTATCGTACACTACATGACGTTGATGGCACAAAAGTAAAAGAATTAACAATAGAACCTAACCAAAGTTTAAGTTTACAACGTCATTTTAAACGTAGTGAATTTTGGTTGGTCAGTAGTGGTAAATGTGTTTTATCTTCTGTTATGAATAACGGATATAGACTACCACTAAAAGAATTAGATACACACATGTCTGCTTATATTCCTCAAGGAGAGTGGCATCAATTAAGTAATCCATATGACACACCGTGTCATATTATAGAGATACAATATGGCAGTAAATGTATCGAAGAAGATATCGAAAGAAAAGAATGAGAACGTTATATTACATGGGACTTGAGCCCTATAAAGCAAGATATACTCTACAGTTAACAGAGTGGAATGAACGTGTCTTTAAACGTAGAGGCATAGATTATGTAATAGTACCCGGAGAGACATTAAGTAGCGACCAAGCAATCGTTACTGGTCAAGTACTAGATGCACATGGTAGAACATATTTTGGTATGAGTCAACTAATGACACTTGTTAAGTGGATGAAAGAAGGTATTGTTACTAATGAAGATGTTATCTACTTTGAGGACATGTTTCAGCCCGGAATTGAAAGTCTTCCGTATATTCTTAATCAAGTCCCAGAATCTCTCAGGCCTAGGATTTATGTTCGCTGTCTTGCTCAGTCCATTGATCCTGACGATTTTGTTCATGTATGGGGTATGTCGAAATGGATGGGTCTATATGAGAAAATGGTTTGCGAACTAGTACGTGATAGTGGTGGTGCAGTATTAGCAAGTAATGAAGAAATGGTAATGCACATGAAGGTTGCAGGATGGGATGTTCCTATCTATAACATCAGTGGGTTAGCATTTGGTAAAGAAGAAGTTCTCGAACGTGTCAATAACAAAATTACACCATGGAATGAACGTAGACAACGTGTAGTATTTTCAGCACGTTGGGATCAAGAAAAGCAACCTAATTTCTATATGGATCTAATTGATGCATATTTTGAACGGCACCCAGTTAGTGCTACAGAGTTTTGTGTTTGTAGTGGTAGTACGTTGCGTAGTAATAACGATAGTTACATGGAACGTACTAAAGAAATGGCAACCATTGGTAGGTTAAAACTATATGAAGATTTGGATAAAAACAGTTATTACAATATTGTCAACAATAGTAGAGTGGTGTTCAACTGTGCTCTACAAGATTGGGTATCTAATACAGTCTCGGAAGCCGATACTCTGGGATGCAATGTGTTATATCCTGCTTATCGTAGTTTTCCTGAGTCTTTCTCCAATGACCATGAACGCCTTTATGTCCCTTGGTCGATAGATGACGCACTTGATAAACTAGAAAAGTTGTTGAAGAAGCCACATGAAAACATGGGTAAAATAAGTGACTGGACTAACTTGACTGTTGACCGCATCTGTGATATTATCGAGGGTGAAGGGGAACAGTGGTTGCGTATGAGCACAGATTATAGGAAATACACACGTGAGTCAAAATACTGATGAATTGTGGGAAACTCTTGTGTTAGAGAAATTCCCAAGCACACCCAAACACAAGATTGCAGAAGCTAAATGGCAGGCTGCTATGTCATGGGGAATGGGAGACGAAACAATAATGAGTCAAATGTACGACAAGTATGTAATGATGAAACGATTAAAGGGCATTAAACCCGGAAAGGAAGACTGAAATGGCAGAGTGGAGTGTAAAACCGACTTGGAAGAAGTCAATCATTGAGCGTAACTATCTTTCTAAAGATAGCAACACTGTTATGGTAGAAACAGGATGGCGTTGGGGTGAATTCACAGTTTACACTGAAGATGACAATCCACCCAAACTTGAAGCAGGCGTTGATATGTACTGTTGCGGGTATGAATCTGAACTTGTTGAGACTACTGATGGGTGTTGGGAAGAAGTCGAATATGACGAATGTGATGATGAAACACGTGAGTGGCTAGACGAATTCTTTGAAGAAGGTAACAGTTGGTTAGACCTCGAAGAACATGGTTGGACACAAGACGATTGTGAAATGATTATTGATTGTGATTTAGAAATCACCCGAATCAATGAAGATGGCACAGAAGGTGAAACTATTACCACAGGTGAAGAAGTTGTAGAATCAGAACCTACTAAAATTGAGCCTGGAGCTAAGTGGCCATTTGAAAATGCAAGTGAACCCGTTGAGTACGCACAATTCAAATGTGTAGCCTG